AACCTGTCGAACGATGAGATGAAGGCCACGACGGGGATATTCGACGCCAGCCTTGGGGCGAGGTCCAATGAGGTCAGTGGTCGCGCCATCCTGGCTCGGAATGCTCAGGGGGACACGGCCAACTTCGAGTACCACGACAACCTGCTCCGAGCGGTCAGGTATATGGGTGAGGTACTGGTGGATCTCATCCCCAGGATCTATGATACTACCCGCCAGGTAACCGTCGTCGGGGTGGACGGGGAGGAGCAACCAGTTCTCATCAACCAGACCATATGGGACGCATCTGTCGGCGGGAATGTCATCATTAACGACCTGTCCCAGGGGCGCTACAAGGTCGCGGTAACCACCGGTCCGTCCCACACGACACAGCGGGTTGAGGCGGCTCAGTCCATGCTGGATTTTGTCCGTGTCGCCCCCGATGCCGCAACCTTCGTGATGGACCTGATCGCGGAGAACCAGGATTGGCCGGGAGCGGAGAAGATAGCGAAGCGTATACGGCAGTCGCTGGGTATAGGCGAGGATGGACAGCCGATCGACCAGGGCCAGCAGGAACCGAGTGCGGAGCAGGTGACGGCGGCTTTGGATATGGAGGGAAAGACGTTGGCCAATGAAAAAAAGAGACTGGACATATTGGAGCAGAGCCAGGAATTGACCGGGGGTATGGAGACTGCGGTCAGGGCCGGGGTATCTGCCGCCCTTAGGGAACTGGGGCTGTTGGAGGATGAAGATGTCGCAGCGTAGGAATGAGATAAGGGCCGGGGATATAGAACCGATCGCGCGAAAGTTAAATAAGAAAGGAAGGCCCATGAAGGGCCGGATGCTGGTGGACAAGGAGGGAAGGAAGATCTACTATAATACGGACAAAAGAGGACAAGTGGAAATAACTCACTATGAGGGGGACCGCGACGACTGAGATCGTCACTGGACCGCGACACAACGAATAGGAGGATACCATGGCACTAGGACCAGACGGAAATCCGATAACCACAGACCCACCGGATGGGGGTCAACCAGCACCATCCGCTCCAGGCGCAGAACCAGCAGGGGCATCGCCTACCCCCGGCCCAGATCCAGCCGCAACGCCCACCCCTTCACCACCAGCCCTACCGGCGGGTGCGGATGATGGTGTGCAAACACGGATCAGCCAATTGACTAAGAGACTGAGGAGTGCAGAGAGGGATGGTGCCTATTGGAAAGGACAGGCGGAAGCCAGGACCTCCGCTGACCCTGCCCCCGCCGCTGCGGGAGGTGACGTAGCCCTCGACCCCAATGACTTCGACTCCGACGCGGACTACCAGCGGGCCTTGATAGACAAGGCCAAGGACGAATTCAGAAGGGAGGCGGACAAGGACACTGCTGCTCGTGAGGCAGAGGACAGGGCAAGGAAGACCAGCGAGGCCGCTGCCCAAGCCCGCACTAAGTATGCGGACTTTGATGAGGTAGCCCTCTCGCCGGACGTGCCGGTAACTGCCGACATGTTCGATGCGGCCCTGTCCGGCGACCACCTCGGGGACATCCTATACCATCTAGGGAAGAACCCAGCGGAGGCCGCCAGGATTGCCGCCCTCCCCAGGACTGCACAAATCAGAGAGGTTGGGGCACTGGAGGCCCGTCTCACGGCGGACTCTAATACCCCCCCGGCCACAAACGCGCCTCCCCCTCCATCCCGTGTGGGTAGTGGGGCAAACCCCCCCTCCAAGCCCGACAGCGAGAAGACGAGGGCGGAACTCCATAAGGAGTGGGAAGAGGAGAGGCTAAAGAGATTAGGAGCGAAATGAAATGGCTGATACGCTATTAACCCACGACATGTTGGCTGAGAGGCTTCTGTTCGACCTACAGAATGAGTTGTCCTTCTCGGCCCACGTGTACAAGGGCTACAACAAAGAATTTACCGAGGTTGGTAGATTCAAGAAAGGCAATAGCGTCCGGATCGCCCTTCCGGTGAAATTCCGGACAAAAAACGGTATCGCTATCGATATCGTCGATGTCAATGAGACAAACACCACGGTCACCGTAGATGTACAGAGACATGTGGCTTGGGACTTCACCGAGGTCGAGTTGACCCAGAGCGTTGCAGACGCGAGTGGAAGGTACCTGCGTCCCGCCGCGATAGCCCTGGCCAACATCATCGACAACCTTGGCTGTTCCGAGTATGTCAACATCTACAATCACGTGGGTACTCCGGGCACGGCCCCCTCGACTTTTGGTGTGCTGGCCGACGCGGCGGAGAGAATGGACAATGAGGCGATCCCCCGTGAGGGTCGCGTGGCGGTCCTGTCCCCCAGGGCATACTGGGCCTTGGCAGATGGGGAACTGAAATCCGTGTTCCAGCCCCAGATCGTGGAAACCTTGGTTCGCAAGGGGTTCATGGGCCGGTTCGCCGGATTCGATTTCTTCATGGACCAGAACATCCAGGCCCACACAACGGGGGTCTTTACTACCTCAGCTACGCCCGTCATGAATGGGGCCACTGCCGAAGCGGCCACCACCTTGGTGACTGACGGGTGGAATGCAACATCCTCTACCCTGACTCAGGGGGATATTATCACTGTCGCCGCTGTTTCGGGCGTCAACCCCGTGTCGGGCGACGTGTGGGAGAATAGCGTCCTTCGCCAGTTCGTCGTTACTGCGGACGTCACCTCCACGGGTGGCGGGGATATGACCATCGCCGTCTCTCCCACGATTTACTCCTCGGCGGCAACGGAGAAGGTGCTCCCATACCAGACCATCGATACCCTCCCCGCTAATGAGGGATCGATCACCCCCGTTGGAACGGAATCCACAGCGTACGCGCAGAACCTCCTGTTCCACCCCAACGCGTTCGCTCTGACCGTGGTCCCCTACCAGCGCCCGATGTCTGCTGGTCAGTCGGTGATGTGGGGTCAGGCCAGTGATCCTCAGTTGGGCTTGGCTATCACGGTTTCCACTGGATTTGATATCGACGCCTTTGATGAAACTACTCGCGCCGATGTCCTGTTTGGCTGGGATACGATTCAACCCGAGTACGCTGTCCGCCTGACTGGTTAATAGGAGGTGTGACAATGAAACTGTTTAAGATTATCGTTGCTACTTTTGTCCTACTTATGGTTGCCTTCGGGGCTGACGCTGGCCTTAGGGACAGGGCGTCCTCGATAGAGCTGTATGGCGAGAGTAGGAACCCAGGCAACTACATTCACTCTGGGGCTGAGATTACAGCCCCCTCTGGGAATCCAGCAACCAATTCCTGGTGGTTATATTTTACCAGTTCGGGGCTAATCCTTGAGGACGATGCCGGTTCCACTACCACATTAGGTTCCGCCAGCAACACAGCATGGACGGATATTGCCGACGCAACGGGGGACTCCACTATCGCTCATGGCGATAATGAGATTACCACCCTGACGTTCGCCGACACTAATGAGGACATGATGACCATCAACGGCATCGGCAACTTTGGTGACGTGTCCGTGGTCAGGATCAACCAGATCACGGGTAACCCAACCAACGGTACTGCCCTCGAGGTTGTGGCGGCTGATGCCAACGTGGACCCGCTCGTGGTTTCCGCATCCGGCAAGGCCAACGCCCTCGTGGTAGGCCAGAACACGGGCGTCGTAACCATTGCCGGTGTGGCCACAGGTACGGACACGCTGGTCCTGACCGCAGGGGATATTCTCCTCACCGATGGAAACCTCGACCTTACCACGGGAAACCTGACCCTGTCCGGCGGCTCCATTACGCTGGATAACGGGTTGACCCTGGACAATGCCGTTAACAATGTTTACGAATGGAATGAGAACAGTGAGGGGGTGTTGTGGACCTTTGCCTCCAACGTTCTCGACTTGTCTTCGGACACTGGCATTAACCAACTAGACTTCCTGGACAACGCCGCTGCCACCTTGACCCACGGGTCCAACGGAGCGGGTGACGACCTGACGATCAGCCAGACCGGGGCGCAAAATTCTAGCCTCCACCTGTCATCGGCGGGGACCGGGGCGGACGCCCTGACCGTTACTGCTTCTGCTGGCGGAATTGACATTACCATCAGCGGTGGGGCTGCAGGGGAAGATATCGACATCAGTACTGACACGTCGATCAACCTCAGCGCGACGGAGAATGCGGCCAGTTCCATGACCCTGACGACCAACGGTGGTGCGTCGGAAACAATGGTACTGACTAACACTCAGGGGACCGGGGACGCCGCTATCGATATCAACGGTACTGCTGGTGGCCTGGACGTGGATGTGGCCAAACAGCTAGCCCTGACCTCCTCGGAGAACACGGCGGACTCGGTGGTAATTACCTCCTCAGCTGGGGGTGTTGACATCCTGGCCTCCGGGGCGGCTGCGGGGGAGGACATCGACATTACGGCGACGGGGTCGAGTATCAACATAATCTCGACGGAGAATCAGGCCAATGCTATAGTGTTGGACGCCAGTGACGCCGCTGGTGGAATGGATATAGATGCCGGCACTGGGGGTATCGATATAGATATCACCGGGGCAGCTGATTTCGCGGTGGATAGTTCGGCGGGGTCGGTCGTCCTTATTGGTGCCGAGGCTGCGGCGGACGCTATTACCATCGACGCAGAGAATGCTGCCGGTGGTATTGATATGGACTATGGAACCGGAGGCATGGTGCTGACGGGGACAGGGACTGCCGCCAACCTGACTATTGACGCTGATGCGGTGTCGTTCGACATGACCGACTCCTCAAATATCAGCGTAACCTCCAGCGAGGCGGCGGAAGACCTGACCATCTCGCAGATCGGAGGGAACGATTCCAGCATTATCGTTACCTC